TATCTGGGCGTCCTTCTCTTTGATCTGGGCGTCCTTCTCTTTGATCTGGGCGTCCTTCTCTTTGATGCGTTCGTCGAGGAGCTCGATCTGGGCTCTGAGGACATCGGGGCTGTCGGAATAATATTGGCGGTTGTCGATGGTGTTGCCTATATTATTGTTACTATTGATAAAACCTTGATTGTTATCGGCGAAGTGGTGTGAATTATCCCTAAGCATACTACCTTCCCCTGTCATCAGCCACCCACGGTCAAATTCAGGAAATACAGATAAAATCTTACTAGCCATTGCCGGAGAGATAGACTTTGTTTTTCCCTTCAATATGTCATAAATAGCCTGAGGACGATCTAGCCCAATCCTATCAGCCAGTTGTTTAGCATTCAACTTCGTATAAGTCAATACCTTTGCGATAACCTCTGTCATAGTCTAAAAAAACTTTAAGAATATTTCTGTAAATTTTCTTGATAATACAGATTTAATCTGTATATTTGCAATGTAAACACAAACGATATACAAAAGATATACACTCTTAAATGAGCGAAGATAATAATAAAATATTCACAAAACAAATGAGTTATGAGTGCAGAAAAGAAAATGGAAAGGACCTCTGTGGGCATCTGGAGGGTGTTCGCGGTGGTGGTGGCGGTCGCTCTGGCGGCAAACGCCGTTCAGGCAATGGCAGGAAAGGCGAATTTCGCGTGGTGGCATCTGCCGACGCTGATGATTTCGTACACGATGGGTGCGTGCGGAGACTGGCTCCTGAGGCTGTCAGCCGTCGCAAGGCTTATAATGATGCGATGGCGTGGCTGTTCACCGAGAAGGAAAACCCAGACCTGTGGATGCTGAAAGGCAGCACCACAAGGGACAGTGACGGGCATTATCTTTATTAATCTTCATTGGTTATGGAAAACTACGATGTAAACAGGGACAAGTTCCTCGATTTGATGGCAAAGCACCATCTGGATGCTGGGGTGAACGTGGTGAGGCTCTGGAACAAGGCGCAGGAGGGTGATGACATCAGGCCGCTTGCGAGGGAGTTCATCGCTGACAGGCTTGGGCAGTGCCTTGCGGCTTGGGAGTGTGCCGCCGGTGCATGGAGGAACAACGAGTCCGGAAGACCGGAACCTGACCCGGGAAGATGGGACTGGGATCAGTTTATAGAATATCTGGGAAAGATACTTGAGGAGGATATTATTTACTGATATGTTGGCACATTACATCATAGAGGTTGCCGCCCTTGCGGTCGTGGCCGCATTGTTCTGGTGTGGGCTGATCAAGGAGTGGAAGGATGAGTGAACCGTAGCGCCGGGCGGTGAAAGGCCGTATTTTTTGGGTGCGCTTAGTTAGTATGACAGCCGGGAAAGACCGGCATTCCCCGGAAAGGGCAGGATATGGGTTCCTGCCGGCACGTAGGCAGACTTGCGTAGGATGTAAAGCCCAGGAGGGCGGGGTCTGCTCCGAAAGCGTCGCGCGATGTGAGCGGTTCGATTCCGTTCCCGGGGGCGAAATTGGTTAATCAGTAATATTATGAGTTCAATAGCACGAAAGATTCAGAACAGGTTGGCGCGGAAGAAGGTCAACCGGATAATCAAATCACCAGCGGTGACGAAGACAGGAGAAGGCAAGAGGTACAGAGTGTAGCGGATACAAAAATTCACCGCGGCCAGACACTGCGGTGAATTGCTTGAAAAGCAGATAAGACACGACAACTGGAACTGATCCGGAATATGTCGGGCAAGGTCATTCGGGAGACTTTCCGGCAAGAGTTAGGATCGCCCGGTTAATGAACTCGGTCTTGTTGCCCTGATAGGAGGAGAGGAACGCGTCAACCTCGGGGGTGGACTGGAAGGTGTAGGACTTTCCGTGGGGCTTGGACTTGCGGCCGGCACCGGAACGGGCGCCGCCCCAGGACGGAGACTCGGAAGGAGTTTGTGAAGATGACAGATTTTTGTTTTGCATACAATTTGTGTATTTTTGCAGCACCTACCAAAGGGGAGGCCGATCTCTCAGCCTCCGTTGGCGAACTAGATTGCGATTTCTATCGTGAATCTAAGCTTCCAAATCTTGATCGTAAATCTTGCGGACATACTTTTAAGACTTTGGTAGGTTTTTCTTACTCCCTTTCAAGCGTTTCAGATTCCTCTTTCGCGGCTCTCCCTGAACCGCAATACAAAGGTACGCATTTATTTTGAATTACACAATTATTTTTCAAGTTTATTTATTTACCTTTTTTACTGAAAATCAATGAATAAAACAGAGAACTACGAATCCCTGAAGACTAAGATTCGTAAGATCGCTACCCTTGCCGAAAGCGGGGTTGGCGGAGAGGCCGAAAACGCCAGGAGCATTATGGAGCGGATATGTCTGGAACACGGTGTCAGCCTTGATGAAGTTCTGGCGGTCGAGGAGAGAGAACGGTATCGGTTTGAAATCGGCCGCAACAAAATTGACCTGCGTATCTTTACACAGTGTTATGCTAGGGTTACAGGCGAAAAAAGTATGTCGTATCGTCGAATGAGCCGCACGGCGATTTCCGTCGTAATGACCGCCTATCAATACGCCGAGCTTTCCGCCCTATTTGAGTGGCACAAAGCTAATTTCCGGCGGGAGGTTGAGAACCAAATAGACATTCTGTTTCAGGCCTACAGCTCGAAACATCGTCTATTCTGCGAGCGGTCGGACGATGCCCCCGACGATGAACTGAATCTCTCTCCGGAGGACATTCAACGCATTCGTGCGATTATGGCCATGAGAGAGAGCCTGAATGACAGTAAATATTACAAAGAGATTGGCTATTAAAAAAACAAATTAAACGGAATATGGAAATCAAGAAGATTTGGGAGACCGCGTCCCAGAAACAGCGGAACGAGCTGATGACTCTGATTGTGATGGACGGGGTGGCCTACCCTACGGCGTACTCGTGGTGCAACGGCAGCAGACGGCCAAAGCCACTCTATCAGGAGAGGATCCTGAAGTACGTGAAGGATGTCTTCGGAATTGAGTCCACCGCCGAAGAACTGTTCCCGGAAAGGAGGTAGTCATGTATGCGGACAAGGATTCAAGAGGTCTGGTCTCGGTGTTCGAGATGGACAGACCTGAATGGTCGGCACTCCGTGGGGCATGCCAAATGGCCATGCAGCTGTGGGAGGTCCAGCTGACGGAGTTCGCGGGGCTTGAAACGGCCAGGATGCAGACTTGGGAGATTCAGCGCAAATGCCACCTTGAGCAGTGTGTAGGTTTCACGAGGAAGCTGATACACGAGATAGACCAGGCGAACGCGAGAGTAAATGACGATTCCCGCCGGGGGTTGTTCGAGAACGTGAACAGCGGCCCCGCCTTAGACCCGTTTGACTTATGATTCCGGATTATGTAAAAGACCAGATCAAGGAGAGGGACATTGTCTCGATCATCCAGGGCGAGGGCGTTGAACTCAGGAGGGAGGGCAGCCGCTACAAGTGCTGCTGCCCTTTCCACGGGGAGAAGACACCTTCGTTCGTGGTGACACCTTCGAGGAACATGTATCACTGCTTCGGTTGCGGACGCACAGGCGACGCCATCAGCTTCGTGATGGAGCGGCGCGGCATGACTTTCTACGAGGCGGTGGAATATCTTGCCGGGAAGCTGGGGATAGAGTACGAGAAGAGGGAGCAGACACCGGAGGAGAAGGCTGCTGAGTTCAGAAGGTCACAGATGATGACCGTGAACAAGCTGGCGGCGGAGTGGTTCATCCAGCGCTACAGGGAGTCGCCAGGAGCCAGGGAGTACATCCTGAAGAGACGCGGGATCAAGGAGGAGACCGCCGAGCTGTTCTGCCTCGGCTACGCTCCTGAGAAGGGCGGGCTGAAACAGTACCTCACGGGGCTTGGCTGGAAGGAGGACGTGCTGCTCGCCGCCGGACTTGTCAAGAGGAACGAGGATGACGGCACCGTCTACGACACGTTCAGGCACAGGCTGATGTTTCCAGTCTTCTGGACGAGCGGCTACGTGGCCGGGTTCTCGGGAAGGTACATCGGCGACAAGCCGGGTGTCCCGAAGTACCTGAATACGGGAGAGACCGAGCTTTACAAAAAGAAGGGGATCCTGTTCGGATGGCTTCAGGCCAACATGCAGATCTACGCCACAAAGCAGGCCTACCTTGTGGAGGGCAACCTGGACGTGTGCCGTCTGCATGAGATCGGAGTGAAGAACGCCGTCGCCCCTTGCGGGACGGCTTTGACCCAGGAGCAGATCAGCCTCCTGAAAGCCAAGGCCGAAAGGGTCACTATCATCGGGGACACCGACAAGGCCGGTGTCGAGGCGGTGCTGAAGAACGCGAGGATGCTGACGGAGGAGGGGCTTTCGGTCAGCGTGATGGAGCTGCCGGCGGATCTCGGCAAGGACGCCGACGAGTTCTTCCGGACGCACCAGCACGAGTTCGACGAATGCAACCTTCAGAGGACGCACGACTATATTCCTTGGATCTGCGAGAAATGGATGGAGGGAGCCGCGTCCCAGACGGAGAAGGCCGCCGTGATCACCGAGGTCTGCAAGCTGCTGGCGAAGGTACAGGACCAGAGCGCCGCCGACATGTACAGGGAGGCGTTCACCAAGCGCTACAAGTTCGGCAGGATCTGGACGCAGGAATATTTCAAGGCGAAGAATGACCAGGAGCGCTCCGAGGCGAAGGAGGACGGAACCAAGGAGATGCTCCAGAACTATGGCTTCTACGTCAAGAACAACTGTTACTATGGGGCTTCAAGATCCGGGAACGATGTGAGATGGAGCAACTTCACGATGACCCCGATCCTGCACATCCGGGACGAGAAGAACGCCAGAAGAATATTCACGCTGCGGAACGTCAAGATGCAGGAGGCGGTGGTGAAGCTGAACCAGAGCGAGCTCGTGTCGTTCACGGATTTCAAAACGAGGGTCGAGACGGCCGGGAACTATGTCTGGGAGGCAACGGCCAACGAGCTTACCTCACTGAAGAAGTTCCTCTATGACGGCACGCCTTCGGCTGATGAGATCAAGCAGCTGGGTTGGCAGAAGAAGTGGGGCTTCTATGCCTGGGGCAACGGCGGCCTTGACAACGGCACGTTCAAGCCGGTGGACAAGTACGGAATCATCGACATCAAGGGTCAGAAGTTCTATCTTCCTGGTTGCGCGCTGGACACAAGGGACAACACCCAAGGCTACCAGCTGGCAAGGAAATTTGTCTATACGGAGGCTAATACCATCACGCTGCGGGAATATTCAGAGAAACTCATCACCGTGTTCGGGGACAACGCCAAGGTGGCGCTTTGCTTCCTGTTCGCGTCGCTGTTCAAGGACGTTGTGACATCGGTGACAACATCGTTCCCCATTCTGGATCTGTTCGGCCCGAAGGGCACGGGAAAGTCGGAGCTGGGTCATTCGCTGACTTCCTTCTTCGTGACGGGCAACATCGCGCCGAACATCAACAACACGACCAAGGCGGCTCTTGCCGAGGCGGTGGCGGAGGTGAGCAACGCGGTGGTGCATCTCGATGAATATAAGAACAACCTTGATCTGGAGAAGCGGGAGTTCCTTAAAGGAATATGGGACGGCGCGGGGCGTTCGAGGATGAATATGGACAACGACAAGAGGCGCGAGACCACGGCTGTGGACTGCGGGGTTGTGATGAGCGGTCAGGAGATGCCGACCGCCGACATCGCTCTGTTCAACCGGCTTGTGTTCCTGACATTCAGCAAGACAACGTTCAGCGACCAGGAGAAGAGGAACTACGAGAATCTGAAGCTTACCGAGAAGCGAGGGCTTACGCATCTGACGAACCAGTTGTTGCAGTTGCGCTCCAAGTTCCAGACGGATTTCAGAAGGGTTTGGGATGAGACTTTGTCGGACATGAATGACAGGGTGCGTTCGTACAATGTCGAGGACAGGACACTGAGGAACTGGGCTATCCTGCTGGCGGCCTACCGGGCTTTGAGGACGGACATCGATGTGCCGTTTGACAGCGAGGAGATATTCAAGCTTTGCTGCAAGGGTTGTGTGGATCAGAACCAGAAGACTAAGCAGAACAACGAGCTTTCAGGCTTCTGGGAGATTGTGGAGAATCTGGTGGCATCCGGGCAGGCGTACATCAACATCGACTATAAGCTTTGCGCCGGGGACCGTCCGTTCGCCATCAAGGAGTCGGACGTGCCGTTCGAGCCGAAGCACGGAGTGCGGTACATCTATCTGGCTTTCCAGCGGCTTTCGGCTCTCTATATGAAGGAGGGCAAGGACGTGAACGGCAAGGTGATCCCGAGGGATTCGCTGAAGTACTATCTTGAGCATTCACCGGAGTTCATAGGTACGGCCAAGTCGATGCGGTTCAAGCTGCTGGAGAACAAGACCTACGTGTCGAGCAATCCGGAGACCGGCAAGAGCCGCGTCACCACGGCGATGGTCTTTGACTATGACGCGCTGAAGGTCAATTACGGAATAGATCTGGACATTTCTACGGACACGTTGGAGATCGGTGACAACCGCACGGCGGCCAGCGCTCCCCCATCGGTCACCGAGCCAGCCGAAGCGGTTGATGCCGAACTTTGGGAGGAGTGATGGAAGACCTGAGGAGATATGTCCTGTATTCCAGGGAGCAGGAGGAGGCGTTCCGGAACAGGTACGCCAATGTGATTGCGGCCAGGCGGCGGGCGTATGTGAAGTGGCTGCGGAGCCTCCCTCTTCTGGAATGGGTTGACTATCTCGTTCAGGTCTCACCACGAGACTACGAGGCTGTCATCGGCCTGATTTGCGTCTGTCATCAGGAGCGCCTTGTCAGCATCACTTTCAGTCCCGACTACCGCCGGATCAGACGCGATCCGGACACCGACGAGGAGGTCGAGGCCGTTTTCGGAAAAAAGAAAAAGTAAAAATAATCGCCAAAAATTTGGTAAATGTTAAGAAATTCCTTATCTTTGTAGTGCAATCAAAACAATAACGGTAATGAGATACTCGGAAGTCATAAGGAAGCTGAAGAAAGGCGGATGCTCTTTCCTCTCGCACGGTAAAAACCACGACTGGTGGTTCAGTCCGATAACAGGAATAAAGTTCCAGATACCGCGACACAGCAACCAAGAAGCGAAAGACCGGACATTGGAGAACATAAGCAAGCAATCGGGGGTGGAACTATAACCCACCCCAATGCTTAACAAATATTTAATTAATCAAATCAGATATGAAGGCAAAGGTTTATATCGCGAGAGGTTCGGACGGAACCTTCGACGCAACAATGGAGTATAACAAAGCGATTCCATTCGGACTTCTCGGTCAAGGCAAGACAGCCAAAGAAGCCATAGAGGACTTTTACAACTCTTATGAGGAGGCAAAGCAGATGCTTGCGGAAGAGGGCAAAGAGTGTCCGGATGTCGATTTTGAGTTCTACAACGACGTTCCCTCTTTCCTCCAACAATATGCGTTTATCCTAACGCTTGCCGGACTGGAGAAAGTAACCGGAGTGAGCCAGACCATTCTTAGCCACTACATCAGCGGCTACAGGCATCCTTCCCCGAAGACCGTGAAGAAAATCGAGGAGGGCATAAAGAACTTCAGCCAAGAACTATCGTCTGTCAAATTCGCCTGATTGCAACCTGACTCAGGATAAGGCGAGTATCTCATTCACCGACAGGCGCGGCGGCATCCGTATGGACGCCGCCTTTTTTTGTGTCATACAGGAAGAGTCGCTGATATTTCATTAATTACTTACGATTTTTATTGGAAACAAGTGTGTGAAACGGCGATTTTATAATAACCAATCAAAAAGCGGAAGCGAAATAGCGGCATTTGCTTACACTTTTCAAAATTTAGCCAAAACGGCGGGAAATCGGGAAAAACAGGGCGCTTGTGCCAAAATTTAGCACAAGAGGAGTGAATTTCAGAGTTATAATTCTGATGAGCAAATAAAAGAATAGTGTTATCTATTGTAGTTCTTCAATAAATTACGTAAATTAGTGAAAAATTATTTTGCTGAGGAAACGAAAAAACCCAACTACACTAACTACACTAACTACACTTGAAGTAAAACAATGAATATTAATAAAATAAGGTGTAGTTGCGGTGTAGTTGGAGAACTACACTCCAACTACATTCAACTACACTTGGGCAGTCTCCAACTACACTAACTACACTTTTCGAGGTGTCAACTACACCTCGAAAATAGCTAACTAATTAATAATCAAACACCGCTTCAAGTGTAGTTAGTGTAGTTGATGTTTTTGCGAAAAATGTGTCCAAAATATTTAATGAACTGCGAAATGCTCGATGTCAAATTGAAAGTGGATTCGCCGATGATGGCGGATTATCTGGCTTATCTGTTTCCGCCGGAGAGGCCAGGCGGGCCGCTGAAGGTCTATGCCAGAAACAGCCTGGGCAAACTGCTTGTCGCCCATTGCAAGGTGTCGGAATTCCCTCCGGAAGTGGAGGGTGAGAGGATCCTGAACCTTGAGCTGCCGAGCGACACCGCCACCGCCGCCATGAGAAACAAGTTCCTTTATTATGACAGGTACGACACGGCGGCGCTGAACATGGCCGTCTCGGCCTACTTTGACATTGAGTTCAAGCAGTACTACCTCAAGGGCTTTGAGCTTGGCTTCCAGAAGAAGGACATCGTCACGGCGTTCATAGTCTCACGGGGGCTGTTCTCCACAGACAAGTTCGACACACTTCACAAGAGAATCTACCGGCGGGCGCAGCAGACGCTGGACAGACTTGTTGACAAGCTGCTGCAAAGAGTCTACTATTATGACAGAAGCATTAACTTAAAGGGTTTGAAAGATGATCAGAATCATTGACACACTACAGGCTCAAAGCCTGGACAGGCAGGACGGCGTATGGCACAGGCTGGCGCTCATCCCTGCGACGGCCTCCATCGAGAGATCAGAGAAGGTCGAGGAGGCCGGCAGACTGGCCACCATCAAGATCAACGCATCTCTGTCGGAATCCTCGGAGGTTCTGCGGGACAACCTTGTCATCAAGGTCGGGTTCTGCCACGGGGGCGGCGAGATCTACGGCTCAGAGGACTTGCCGCTGACGTTCGAGATCAGCGAGACAAACATCCTTAAGATCTCCTGCGCCTACCAGTTCCCTGTTTATTAGTGTCCTTTCCACGAAGAAGTCGCTCAGTATCTTTGCGTAAACATTGATCGAAGATGAAAGCTGACACATTCCAACTGGCAAGGGACATCGTGCAGGGGAAGTGGCTGGTCTCCAATCCGGACCGGCTGCTTCCCATCGCCCGCTCATTTCTCAACAAGACACCCGTGGAGATGGAGGTGAAGGCGGCAAGCGTCACCACGGTCTCCGACTCCGGTGCGCTGCCGGAAAAGGCCAAGCGTGTGGCCATCATCCCTCTTCACGGAACGATGACGAAGTACGACAATTGCGGGAGTTACGGCACAACGTTCATAGCTAAAAGGCTCCGGGAGATGGCCGATGACGAAAATGTCATCGGCATAATCCTGGACATAGACTCTCCCGGCGGCAGTTCGTCTGCCATCCCTCCGATGATCGAGGCGATCAGCCACGCGAAGGCCGCCGGAAAGCCGGTCTACGCACATGTGGACTGCTGTGCCTCCGCCGCCTACTGGGTGGCCTCCCAATGTGACGCCATCTACATGGACAACGACCTTTCCGAGGTCGGCTCCATCGGAGCCATGGCCGTGTTCATCGACAGCACGGCTGCCAATCCTATCACCGGAGAGAAGACAATTGTCATCTATGCCGAGGAGTCTCCGGACAAGAACTTCGCCTACAGGGAGGCACTTTCCGGAAGGTACGAGGCGGCGAAGGCCGAGCTGAAGCCGCTGGTGGATCAGTTCAGGGATGCCGTCGTGGCCGGAAGGCCTACCATCCACAAGGATCAGGACGGGGTTCTCTCGGGAAAGATGTTCCTCACCGCCGACGCGCTGCGCCTGAACATGGCGGATGCCAGGAAGACCCTCCACGAGACAATAGATGCGGTCTTCGCACTCACAAGCGTTTAACCAATCTTTTTCATAATGGATAAGAAAACTCTCAACAATTCCAAGATGGGCCGACTTGTGGCCCGTCTCTTCGGCAAGAGCGAGCTTGACGTCAAGGACGGCAAGGTTTCCCTTTCCGATCAGGAGCGGCAGAAGGTTCTGGAGAACTACGGCCAGGACTTTCTCGACAAACTGGAAAGCATCAACCTCGATGAGGAGGGTGATGCCGTGACCCTTTTCGACGCGGCTGTAGCCGCCAAGACGGCGGAAGCTACAGCCGCGCTGACAGCTCAGATCGAGAAACTACAGAATGACGTTGTCTCGCTGGCATCTGAGCCGGAGCCGAAACCGACCGCCTCTGGAGCGGAGATGCCGCCGCAGACGAAGGTCTTCAACATCAACATGGCCGCCGTCCACAACAAACTTGTGCGGGAGGCTCTTGATTCCGTCAATCCATACGCCTTCGCAGCCATGGACGACGCTACCATCGACATCAAGGATCTCAACGCGGAGTTCTCCATGGTGATGCCTCCGAAGATGAAGCTGGAGCTGCTGAACAAGAGGATCTACAACGGATTCGACGACGCCAAGCATATGACCCGCATCCAGTCCAACACGGACTACATCGCAAGCGCGGCCATTATGTCCGAGGTCTCACAGCAGTTCACACCGAAATGGACTCCTAAGGGAGCGGCCAAGTTCACTCCGATCAGGATTCCTTATCGCCGTCACAAGCTGAACGTGCTGATCCAGCCGGCGGAGGTGCTGAAGAGCTGGCTGCTCTATCTCTACGAGCAGGGAAAGACCATGGCGGACATGCCTATCTCCCGCTACATCATCGAGAATCACATCCTTCCTAAGGTGCTGGATGACATCACCATCTCGATGATCGCCAAGGGTAAGTTCATCGATGCTGGTGTTGTCGCTGACGGTGACACAGGCAAAGCCGCCAAGAACTCGATGGACGGTTTCGAGACCATCCTTGTGGAGGGCAAGTCCGACGAGAATTGCAAGATCAACTACTACAAGGCGGCAGCCGACCCGATGGCGATGTCGGACTCCGAACTCCTCGCCTACATCGACGGCTTCGTTGACAGCATCTCCGGACTGTTCGCACACATCGTGACCATCCACTGCTCCGAGCAGCTGCTCACCCGCTACAAGAGGGCGGACTTCGCCGTCAACGGCAAGTACACCGGCGTGGAGAATGACGGAAGCATCCGCTTCACCAAATTCCACCTCGTACCTCTGAAATCGATGTACAACTCCCCTATCATCTTCGCGACCCCGAAGGAGAATTTCGTGGAGCTTGTGGATCTCTCCAAGGCGGAGAACTGCATCGTCAAGATCGAGGAGCAGAACTATGACGTGAAGGTGTTCGGCGAGTACTCCCTCTCTACGGGCTTCAAGATCGCCGAGGCTGTGTATGCCGCCGTGCCTGATGGCTACACTCCTGTCGAGAGCATCGTCTCCGATGTCCCTGACACCGACAAGTGGGAGAACGGAAAGAAGGCTGCTGACAACACCAAGGATCAGGGTTCAGAGACCAACCCGGATCAGGGTCAAGGCGGTGCATAACCAAATAACAAGCGTTAATTATGGCTTACGTAAAATCATCAATTCCTAGACCTGGTGACGGCGCTGGTTGCGCCGCCACCAGAAAATCCCAGATCATCCTGGTCGATGTGGAGGATGTCGATACCGAACCTACACGCGAGGTCGGAAATTGCAACGTGACCGGTGACCTCACCCTGAAGGCCGAGGCCAAGGCCATCTCCATCTATGCGACCGCCTCCTCCATCCAGGTGACGGAAGAACTCTCCGGAGATCCTGACGCGGAAGGCATCAAGACCGGCATCGTGTTTGACCATCCGGGCAACTCGGTCGCCATCAAGAACTTCATCGAGGTGTTCAAGAACCGTGGCGTGATCGCCATCGTGCAGGAGTGTGACGGTACGGATTCCGGTCGCCCTCAGATCATGGGGCGCGTCTGCAACCCGCTCAGGCTCTCACTTGAGACCAAGATGGATGGCGAGGCCACGAAGAGGACACTCACCTGGAAGCAGGCGCTTCCTGACAAGTTCCTCGCCGGCGAGTATTCCGGAAAGATGCCGACGGTCGCCGAGGCCGCGGCCTCCGCTGTGGGAGGAGCCTAACGGATGGCCAAGGATGACAATACCAAGGCGGCTGTCAGGGAAGAGACCCCAACCGCCGAAGTCTCAGACGGAGGAGCCAGACTGGTTGTCTGCGCCTACGAGGGTACGGACATCCAGTTGTCCAAAGTCTGGGAGAGGATGACAGGCACAAGGCCTGTTGTCATCACTGTCGGACCGGATGACGACATCCGGGACATCCTCGCAGGAGTCATCGCCGACAACAGCGTCGCCGATGAGTTCGTCCTTGTCCCGGCCAACTGCGTCCCATGCGCCCCGATTTCCATCGGGGAGCTATCCTCGCCAATCGTGTTCGTGGATGTCGAGGGCAACAAGGTTTTCAGCGAAAGGCTGCCGAAACCGTTCTCCAAGGAGAAACTGGTGGAAGCGCTTCCGGCACAAGATCAGACAGTCGAGGAGTTCCTCAGGGACTACTTCAAGAAGAATCTCCACCGGCCGGTCGAGGCCGGATTCCGCTTCGGCAACATCGTCACACCGGTGTACCGCGCGAATCCTTGCGAGCACATTGTCATCGAGGCGTTCGTCCGAAAGAAGTTCGTCTTCGCAACTCCTCAAGGCTATGCGGCCATCACGCGACTGATTGACCAGTACCTGCTGAATGAGTAACGAGATTGACAGATGGATAAGTTCGGGAGCCGAGGTCATTGAGGGACTTCGGCTCTTGAGTATATACGCGCCCAACAGGTGGCTGGACGCTCTTGTCCGGAAGGCTCCGGAGGAATATTCACGGCTTCTGAAGAAGACCTTGCTTCCGTTCGCCGACGGGATCCCGTTCTCGCGGACACTGGCCAAGGGCGGACGGTTCCGGGAGGACTGGCCATTCCTGTCCGAGCCGGACTGTCCTACAGAGCTGAAGGCTCTGGCCGCGGACATGATCTCCTCCTGGCACAACTATGTCAACGCCCATGAGGATCTGTTCAGTTGCACCACTCCGGAAGAGTGCTATGAATGCGCCGAAAAAACGATAAGAAATTTTTCTCAAAATTCAAGTTCTCGCCTTGAATTTCAATACTATAAGGAGCATCACCGAATCCTCGGCAAACACCCGATCTTCGCCTTGACAAAGAAACTGGAGAATCTGAGACGAATGCCGATCACCGAGTTAATCCGGAAAAGGCGCAATGTCCAGGATTCCATCTGGCGCGCGGAGCGGGAAATCAAGAAAGGCGACCGCCCTGACCTGAAAGTGTCAAGAGAGGACAGGCTTGCGCGTCTGCGGATGACTCTCAATGAAATCAACCGAATGATAGAAGAATATGAAGGTACTGACCCCAAAACTACTCGATGATCTTTCTTCCCTTGCGGCACTTGGCTGGACAGATGCCGAGCTGGCCAGATTTCTGGACATCACGGAAAGACAGTTAGCGGACATTCTTGCTGATCCCACACCGACGGATAATCCAAACATCCGTGATGCCATCAAGCGCGGCCAGCTGGAGAAAAGGGCAAAGATCGAACTTGCCGTCGTTCGTGGAGCGATGGATGGCGACGCTGGCTCCATCGAACAGTTCCGGGACATCGTCCGGGACAAAAGCTTCTCTATCTCGAAACTCGACCTGTTCGGAGGAGCGGAGAAAGAGGGCACCTTCAAGAGGATCCAGGAATATATCGCCTCCGGCTCAAAGGGAGACCTCTCCGACAAGGAGCGTGTGTACATCGACCTGCTGACGCTGATATATTCATTGGACGGCCAGTACGGCAAGCGCCGGACGGTCAGGTTCCTGACCAGCGAACCTTTCGGCCTTCCCTACCAGCGGGCCGCCGACATCTATTCCGAGGCGATGGAGCTGTTCTACTGCAACCGCAAGGTCTCCAAGGAGGCGATGCGCAACAAGATGGCGGATCAGTTCGACACACTCTATGTCGCCGCGAGGGACGCCGCCAAGACATCGAAGGACTATGCCGTGGCCGCTGACATCCTTGCCAACAAGGCCCGCGCCCTCCAGCTGGACAGGGACGATCCGGCGAAGCTTCCGGCAGAGATCTACCAGCCGATGTTCCGACTGCTTTCAGCCACGCCTGAGTCCATCGGACTTCCTGCCGCCAACCGCGACGAGCTTGAGAGGCAGATCGAGACGGTGGTCGCTCCGGAGGCGGTCAAGAGACGCCTCAGGACCGACGCTGGCATTGTTGACCTTGACATCGTAAAATACCTTGAGGATGCAAAGGAAGAGAGTTAAGCCCGGATCCACACAAGCAGCCTCCGTCCAGTACCAGAACCCGTTCGCCCAGATCGTGTCGCTGGCCGGCGCCTGTCAGAACCTCAATGTCGTGGGGCGTGGCGGAGCCAAGACAACCGACATCCAGGCCGAAAGACTGCTGGATGTCATCTATGATATGCCAGGAGCGCCCGTGGTCTGGGTGGCCGACACGTTCACGAACCTGAACGCCAACATCCTCCCTTCTGTTCTGGAGGGGCTGGAGCGAAAAGGACTTCGTGAGGGTGTCCACTATGTCATCGAGAAGGAGCCGCCCACCTTTACAGATGCGGAAAAGGCTGATCTCCCGGACTGGCTGAAACCCCATTTCTGGAAACCTTTCAACAAACTGGTCTCCTACAAACGCACGATCATATTCTACACCGGCACCAACATCAGGTTCGGTTCCCTTGACCGCCCGGCCACCCTTGCCGGAGCCTCCTACGTCTTTGTCTTCGGAGATGAGGTGAAATATTTCCGGGAAGACAAGATCTCCAACCTGCTGAAGGCAGTCCGTGGCTACAGGCAGGAATATGGTCACAGTGTCTTCTACCGAGGATTCAGTTTCACCACCGATATGCCGGACACCACGCACATCGGGGAATATGACTGGATCCTGAAATATGCCCACAATATGGACATCCCGGCCATCGTGCTTGTGCTGAAAGCCGGCCTGGTCTATAACGAATGCCTGCACGAGGCTGCCGCCGCCAAAGACAAATGGTTGAAGACCCACAGCGGCGAGGATCTTAACATCTACCGCGGCAAGTGCCGTGTGGCCGAGCAGTGGAAGGCGAGGTGGACGGAACTGAGGATGAGGAAGGAAGCCAGGACTTTCTTCATGCTGGCATCATCCTACATCAATGTGGACATCCTCACAGAGCAGTGGTTCGGGGATGCCATCGCTGGTAAGCTGCCTGACCTGAACACGGCTATCCTGTCGATGCGTCCGTCCCTGGAATCCGGCGACCGCTTCTACACATCCCTTGCCGAACGCCACTTCTACTACGACGGCACGGATGAGGATGCCTATGACGGTTTCGGGCTGCTGGATAGGGAGGATTGCAGGGTGCTGAAATATCTCGATATCGACAAGCCATTGATGGCGGGAGTGGACTTCGGGAATATGTGTTCGATGTCCATCGCCCAGAACGACATCGAGAAGGGCCGCGCGTGCATACGTGTGGTGAAGTTCCTCTACACTTTGGCTCCCGAATATGTCCCTGACCTCGGAGAGAAGTTCCGCGCTTTCTTCGCTCCGATGAGGAGCAGAACCCTGATGCTGTACTATGACCGCGCCGGCAACGCGTACAAGTCGGTGGGAGAGGATCAGGTCAGCAAACTCAAGAAGTCCATCGAGTACGATGGGAACGGTCGCCGCACTGGTTGGACGGTGCAGCTGATGTCCATCAACCAGGGCAACATCGGCCAGCCGGAGGAATACTCGTTCATGCAGGAGATAATGAGCGAGCGGAATCCGAGACTGCCGGTGATCCGCATAGACGCCTACGCAGCCAAGAATCTCAAGCTGTCGCTGGAGAGGGCGAGGACTGCTGTGCGGAATGGTGTCGTGTTCAAGGACAAGAGAAGCGAGAAGCTGCCTGTCGAGCAGCTGCCTACCGAGTCCACCAATCCGTCGGACTCGTTCAAGTACCTCGTGATGACCAGGCATCTTCGCGGCCTGGCAAGCGGGAAGACGATGCTGCCGTCCGCGGCTGTCGATCCGAAGGCGGTCTGAAAGAGTAGCCGCTGACACACCCGTGCGCCATATATCACCCCGGAACGGAATCGCAATTGCGATTCCTCGGCAGGGCGGCCCGGGGTCTTCTTCGACCGAAAAAGGCACCGTTTCGCGCCCTCAGGACGCAAAGTACTGTATTTCACTCATTTGACGGGAAAATATTCATAAAAGAGTGTCTGTCTGCTGTGATTTCAACGGTTTCCGCTGTCGTTTTGGGCTTCAGCGCGCGCTTCAACAGAAGCCCCGGCCACCATGTTCCGGTTGTCCGGACGCACCCGGCGGCCTTCTCCGGTGTCCTTTATCCAGGCGTGGCTGATGCTAACTTTGTGATATGAACGTATATGAAGCACTGGCCGAGATGAGGCGACTGTCCGAGGAAGACAGGAGCTTCAGTTTCTCGTTCATGTCCTACAATCCATCGAAAGGCACGTCCGACGGCATCGTCTACGTCCACCGCGGGATCCTGCGGCACAGGGAGATGAAGGAACACAACAGGAACGCAGATCTCATCGAGGGGTATATGGATTTGGAGACCGGAGAGCCGCGGCGTTTCTACCAGCCGCTTCTGATGACATTCAACGGACAAAAACTGATACTAGTATGAGCAGAATCGAGAAGATATCCGACCACACGTCCGTCCTGCGGCTGAACGACGGACGGGCTTTCGCGCTTTCCAACAGGGTGGACAACAGCCTTGACTCCGTGTTCTGGATGGCACAGCAGAGGAACTGGGAGCAGCTGCCCCAGACCGTCTGCGGACAGAAGATCGTGCCGTTCGGCCACGACAACAACCTCCCCGTCCACCTTCGGGACATCCTTGACGAGAACAACCTCGGACCGGGAATCCTTGAGAGGCAGATGGGGCTCCTCTACGGGCAGGGGGTGTTCCTTAACCGGCTGGCTTACCAGGAGGGGAACATCGTGCATCACTGGGAGGAGGACAGGGAGATACAGGCATGGCTGGACAGCTGGGACTATGTCAGCTACATCAAGGGATGTATGACCGACTATCTGCACCTGAAAGGATTCTTCGACGCCAAGTACCTTGAGAAAGGCAGGAGAATAGGCAGGGAGCCACGGATCGCCTATCTTGAGCATATTCCATCCAAGAACGCAAGGCTGGAGTGGACGGACAGCCGGGAGATCAAGGATGTCAGGCACATCGTCGTGGGGGACTTCGAGCATTCCTGCGTCGGTACCGGCGTGAGGGTCTATCCGGTCTATGACAGGAGGAATCCGGGACGGTTCGGAGCGTCGGCATCGTACAATCACACATATTCATTCGCAAGGGATTTCTACGCCGTGCCTCAGTACTGGGGAGCGCTGCGCTGGATTGTCAAGGGTTCCGAGGTACCGACCATCTTCAAGTACGTCACGGACAACGGCATCAACCTCGCCTATCTGGTGAAGGCTCCTAAGGAGTACTGGGAGGAGAGGCGCGACCGTCTGAGGATGGCAAACCCGACGTGGGATGACACCAGAATCGAGAACGAGATAAGCACCCTGACTGATGAGCTCCTGCGCCAGATGCAGGACGTGCTGAGCGGAAAGGAGAACGCCGGAAAGTTCTTCTACTCGCTGGACATGCCTTCGGAGAGCGGAACAGGGCGGGTGTCCTGGTCCGTGGAGGCCATCGACCAGAAGATGAAGGATTTCGTGGAGGCGCAGCTGAAGATCTCGGAGGCCTCGGCATCGGCGATCACCTCGGGGATGGGTCTTCACCCGTCGTTGTCGAACGTGATGGTGAACGGCAAGCTGGCATCAGGATCGGAACTGTTGTACGCCTTCAAGCTGTTCCTGCTTTCGGACACGGAGATCGCCTCGCAGACGATTCTGGAGCCGGTCAACCAGGCGATAGCGTTCAATTTCCCGGGCAAGGGACTGAAACTTGGGTTCTTTCACAGGCAGTTGTCGGCGGAGGATGCCCTTACTTCCTCGGCCAGGATTAAAAATCAGTGATTATGACGGATTTGTTCAACAGAAATCGGGACGGTTCCAAGGAACTTGAGGATCTGACCGGCCAATGGTACGCTTCCTCTCCTTTCAGGCTGATCGAGACGGAGATCCGGTTCGCCACCGATGAGGTGGCGCGGCTTGTGAGTCAGGAGGTGGTCAAGGAGGCCGCTGAGGCTTATGATGAGGATGAGAAGCCGGAACTCGTGGCCGCTGTAAGGCTTCCTGTGGCGTGTCTTGCGTTGATGCGTTACGCCAAGCTTTCATCCGTGTCACACGAATCGACCGGACGGAAGGTCAAGATCGATGACAATGAGAGAAGCCCTTACGAATGGCAGATAGACAGGGATGACAGGGCAATGAGGGAGCGGTATTTCAGGGCTCTGGACGCTTTGTACACCTACTTGGAGACTTCCGGCAACGAGAACTGGAAAGCGTCGGCCAAGAGGACGATGACGGGCGAATCCATTGTCAGGAATATTCAGGAGTTCGAGGCTGTCTATCCCGTCGATGGAAGCTACTATGTCTATTATCTGCTCCAGGCGCTTGTGATCGAGCGGCAAAGGGCGGTGATAGGACCGTTCGCGGGGGATAAGTGGGCTTCCATAGCCGACGGCTCGGCTGACGAGAGGGTGCTCTCGCTGGCCAGAAGGGCGGCCATTCTCAGTGCGGTGATCGTGGCTGGGACGAGGTGGAGCCTTGAGGTGTTCCCTATCGAGATCGCAAGGCGGTTCTCCCCTACCTATCAGGGCAACAAGTCCAACCGTGTGGCCACGATGGATGAGATCGACTGGTACGTCGGCAATCTGAAAAGTGAGGTCAAAGACGCTTTGACGGATTTGTCGGCGCTGATCAGCGAGGAGAAGGTGGACCCTAAGCTTTTGCCTGTGAATGACAGGAGGAACAAATTCTTTACCACCGAGTGATGAACACGATTGAGGTTTTCGAGACCGGTAAGGTCGTGCAGGTGCCTGGCTCGTGGAGTGAGATGACTCCGAAACAGGTGCGGGAGGTGTTCAGGATCTTCGAGTGGTGCCTTAGGCGTGGGGAATCGCCGTTGGACTTCAATGTGAGGGTCTTGTGGATGCTGCTTAGGGTACGGAGAACTGTCAAGGGATGGTTCACGGACATATTCAATGGCTCTTCTTCTGTCAGGGATGAGAATGTCTATCGGATGTGCGAGAGGTTCCTCGGATTCCTTTTTTCGGAGGAGTCGGCTGCGCTGACGTTTGATTCGGTCGCCAATCCGATGCCGGTGGTGCGTTCGGGGCTTGTTTGGCTTCACGGTCCGGGGGAACTGCTCCAGGATCTGACGTTCGGGGAGTTCAGGCACGCATCCGCCGCAATCAACAGGTTTTTCAGGAGCCACGAGCCGGAGGATCTGGATGAATGCATCGCTTTCCTGTACAGAAGACGTTGCCGGAAGGCCAACAGGGCAGGTCGGATGGTGCCGGATGTGGACCAACGGAATGCACGTGGGCATATTCATAGAGCGTCGAGGTTGAAGGGGTGGCAGAAGAATCTTGTGATGATGTGGTTCGCGGCTTGCTTGAAGTACCTTCAGTCGGGTGTTCTGGAGATTAACGGGGAGGAGGTTGATTTGTCGAAGCTGTTCGCCGGGGATGAGAAAAGTTCGGGGATAAGCTTCGGGTGGAATGATTTGTTGGTCGAGGTGGCTAAGGAGAACACGCTTGGCAACATTGACAGGGTGGATGAGGAGCCGTTGTTCTCGGTGCTGTCGATTATGTGGCATAACTATAAGGAGAGAAAGAGAAATGAGCAGATTATCAAGGCTTCAAAGGCTCACTGAGTACCTTGCGGGGTTGAAGATCCATTCCTGCTGGTGTTGTGAGCACATCGATCCGATTTGCACGACCGCGCAGTCGGACGCCACTTCCAAGCTGGCGCATCTTTCGGGTGTGCAGGTGGTGGTCGCGCGTCCGGAGGTGCATCAGCGTGGGGATTCCGATTCGTTCCGTGAAGAGCTGGGGACGGTGATCTTCGTGTTGGAGAAGGGGCTTGGGCTCGACAAGACGGAGGATTCGGAGAATGAGCAATATTCACGGCTTCTGGAGGTTGCGGATTTAATTCTGGCTTACATCACGGAGGAGGCTTCGAGTCAGAACTGTCGTCTGGTGACGGGGTTGTCGCTGGCTTCGGTGGATGTGGTTCCGGAGTCGAGTGTGTTCGGTGGTTGGAGCGGGTACAGCATCGAGCTTGCGTTTGAGTGATGGATGTCAGGGCGCGTTTTGTGAGCGAGATCCTTCAGGATGAGGGACAGAGGCTTCTGAGGAATCAGGGCAAGGCCATCGAGGCAAGGGTCAAGAAGCGTTCCGGGCGGCTGGAGTCGTCCAGGAGTGTTTCTGTGACCGGCGGCAACGGCGCTTCGGGGACTTTGACGTTCGTCCACGTGGCCTACGAGCGCTTCCTGGACATGAAGCGTCTCCAGCGTGGCGGCAAGTCCGTCAAGAGCAACCGCAAGATCCACAATCGCTATGTCTTCGGTGCTTTCGCCTCCATCGCCGAACGGCTGATGTACGAGTTCACGGAGGATGTCATCGCCCGGATCAGGGAGTCGGAACTGGGGCGAACGAAGTGAAAATCAGGCGGGAAGTCTTGATTATTTGGCCCAAAGTTTGTTTCTTTGTAAACACATTCGCAATACAAATGCAATACGGGAAGACGGTGGAGTGATTTTTGCAAGAGGTAGAGATAACACGTAATTCTGATTGAGTATGTTCTGGGGTTCTTTTGATGTTCCGATAGGAGTGATTATCCTCGTTCTGCTGGTTGTGTTCTGGAAACCGGTGACAAGCAGGATTTTATTGTGGGTATTCGTCATCATCACGTTCCCTTTTGTCGCATTGTGGAAAGGCATAGAGAAATTAGCAGGAATAGATGAAAATAGTTGTGAGACATCTGATGAGGACGCAAGAGAACTCGCACTAAAACGGAGGTGGCTGATGAAAAAGGTTGTCCTCGCAGCGACTGGTTTTTTGGCACTGTTCGCGGTCATTATCTGGACACTTCCGCTATTCGACATCCACGACTGGAAAGTGGTCGGCTGGCTATCACTCCCTGCCTTCATTTTAACTGTCATTATTGCAACCAGAACAAAGTTCTTTGATCCTCCAAAGGTGGGATAGCCAACATCTATGTCCTTTTGCAGCCGCTGATTAGCGGCTATTTTTGTGCCATAAATCACGTGAGATTATGGCTAAAAGAATTACTGATGAGGATCTTCGGCTGAACCTGATCATCAATGGGGACGGCGGCAGGAAACAGTTGCTTGAACTTGAAAGGCAAATAAACAACACAACAACCGCAATTGAAGAGACACGGAAAAAGATGACCGCTTTTGAAGTGGCGGGAAAGAAAGCCAGTCAAGAATATCAAGATTTGAGCAAGTCTTTGGAAGTTCAGCAGGCTTCACTGAAGAAATGCCAGTCTGAATTCAAGTCCCTTCAAGAAACAGTTCCTCTTACAAGCAAGACGATGAAAGAGCTTAAGCATCAAATCACCGCCACACGAACTGCACTTGAACGCGCTGTTCCTGGCTCCGATAATTGGAACCAGTTAAACAAGGCACTTCAAGAATTAAAAACAAGATACAAAGAGCTTACCGATCAGTCTAAAGCCGTCAGTTATACAACGTGTGAGATGATGGACAAACTTAGCAAGTATGCCATTTCGCTCACATCAGCTTTTAAAGGAGCCGCCAATGTGATTAACAGGTTCACTGGTGCACGTGATGCGTTTTTAGCCTATGACGAGGCGATGACGGATGCGATGAAGACCACGGGGCTGACGAAAGATGAGATTTCGGAGCTCAGTGAGAAACTCAAAGGCATAGACACAAAGACAGCTCAGAATGAGTTACTTGGGCTTGTGCGAGCCGGCGGTAAGTTGGGAATATCCGGTCAGGAAGACTTGTTAGGATTCGCAAAGGCCGCCAACCAGATCAATGTGGCACTTTCCGAGGATCTTGGCGGTGATGCGGAGGCCGCCATCACGGAGGTCGGAAAGATGGTCGATGTGTTCAACCTCAAGGATGAGTTCGGAATCGAGAAGGCGATGCTGAAGGTCGGTTCGGCCATCAATGAATTGGGAGCTGCGTCAACGGCCAACGAAGGCTACATCGTGGACTTCTCCGGAAGGCTTGCCGGTATCGCACCTAACGCCAAGATCAGCATCGACAAGGTGATGGGACTTGCGGCCACGCTTGACTCTTTGCATCAGCAGGCCGAAACTTCATCCACTGCGGTGGGACAAACCATAACCAAGATGTTTGAAAAGACGGAGACATTCGCGAATATTGCAGGAATGTCTTTGAAAGACTTTTCGGATCTCTTGAACGATGATGTGAACGAGGCGTTCATCCGTGTGCTGGAAGGAATGAACAAAGGTGGGGACGGCGGAATGAAAGCTATCACCGAGGCGATGGGAGATATGGGGCTGAACGGTTCACGCGCCATTCAGGTACTCGGAAGCCTTTCAAAACAGACGGAGACATTGCGGCAGCAGCAATTGATCGCGGCCGAAGCTTTCAACGAGGGTACCTCAATCACCAATGAATATGAGCTCAAAAACAACTCGTTGACGGCCACGTTGGAAAAGCAGAAGAAGGCTCTTATGGAGACGACCGTAGAAATCGGAGAGAAAATGAACCCTCTGATGTCTGAAAGTGTCGGACTTACGAATATGGGTCTGAAAGCCGTTTCCGCATTGATTGGTCCTATGGTCAAGTATCGCTACCAAATAGCCGAGATTGCGGCGGCCATATTCATCTATAACCAACGGGCGAAACTCAAGCTTGCGTATGACAAGTTGCTGGCGTTCTGGAGCAAGGAGAATAGAGACGCTTTGCTGAAACAAGCGCTTAGTCTGAAGGGTGCAAGTGTCGGTACCGCAGCTTTGTCATTGGCTCAAAATCTTCTTGTCGGCAATACCAAGGCTGCTACTATTGCATTCAAACGCCTCGGTTTGGCCATCAAAGCTAATCCTTTCGGGCTAATCCTAAGTGTCATCTCCGCCGTGGTTGTCGGTATAACCACATTTGTCAGGCGGTCAAAAGAAGCAACCAAGGAAATGACAGAGATGAGGAAGGCGGCCGCTGACACAGCCTCTGAAATCAACAGGGAAAAAGATGCGGTGAATAGGCTGAAGGATGCAGTCACCTCGGCGACCATCGGGTCAAAGGAAAGGGCGGCTGCCATCAAACAGATAAACGATCAGTACGGTTCTTACCTTCCACACCTGCTTGATGAGAAAGCGTCCAATGATGAGGTTGCCGCGGCTCTTGGCATTGTCAATGACAAGCTTTCCGAGCAGATAAGGTTGAAAGGGATGCTGAACGCCAAATCCAAGCTGGATGAAGGGCTGCAAGACAACACTGTGAAAGCGGCGGAGAACATCAGGAATGCCTACAACAAGACACATAAAGACTCCAAGATGAGCGAAGATGACTACCGTGGCGTTCTGGAAGCGATTGTGGGATTCAGAGACACGATGATATCAGAGACATCATCCAGTACTGACAAGGTCAACGCTGCGGCGGCGTTGAAAAGAAGCCCTATACTCAGAGATTTCCATCCTGATGATTTGGCGAAGAAATTAAGTCCCGTCTCTTCCGGAATAGATAAGTACAATTCAGACGTGAAGACATTAGAGGCGTTGTATGGCGTAAATAAGAGGAAGAATAGTAGTGTTTCTACGACATCCGGGGCATCAGCCTACTCAACTGCGGATAGCGATGTCACAACAACTCCTGACAACAAAACAGGAAAACAGCAGTGGTCATTGAGCAATGATGAGGCGTTCCTGAAGGCTAAGGCGGAGCTGACGAAGCAGTTCAATGAGAAGGAGATCACTTCGCAGGGGGAATATGACGATAGGATTTATGAGCTGGAGGTGGCTACGTTGACGGCACGGCTGGCTGCTCATAAGGAGAAGGGGGCGGAAAGAGCAAAGATTGAGAATGAGTTGCAGGATAAGATCAAGAAGCATTCGGAGGATGCGTTGAAGAAGCAGCAGGAGAACGAGAAGAAGGCTGCGGAACTGACCAAGGAGGGAGCCGCCATCATCACCGAGGTGGAGACGGACAAGACAAAGGCGGCGATGGATGGTGAAGAGGTTCGGTACCAGGCGGAATTGAAGAAGTTCAAGGAGACGCAGGTGCTGTACGAGAATCAGGCGGCGGTGCTGGAGGCTATCGAGAAGAAGCATCAGAATAAATTGTTGAAGATCAAAGAGGATGCTTCGAATAGGGAGTTGGCGCTGCTTGAGGCTAAGCACAATGTCAAACTGCAAGAGATTCAGAATGACTATTCCAAAGTCGTAGCCGAGGAATCCCCGAATTCTGTTGGCGTTATGAAAGCAAAGAGAACCAGAGATGACACTCTAGTTAAAGAGAATTTGTCTTATCAGAATGTCTTAAAAGATCGTCTTCAACAGATAGTTGATACCGGAGGATTTGACGGCATCAAACTATCAGAAGAAGAACTGGGAAAGTACAGGTTGAAACTTGAGCAGGTCACCGGCAAGATCAACGAATTAACCGCAACGCAGAAGAAGAGCAATGCGGGAATATTCGGGGGCACAGGCAACGGAGAGTTGTTCGGTGTGTCGCAAGAGAAATGGAACCAGCTTTTCGCCAACATCGCTACTGGCAAGGCTGGCACCGAGGATCTGCTTACCGCTTTGTCCGGAATCGGCGGGGCGGCTCAGGAAGGGTTTAAACTGGCAAGCCAAGCGATCGCTCTTACGGCTGCTAAAGAACAGCAGGACTTCAAGCGGTACCAGAAGGACAACGAGAAGAAAAAGAAGGCTCTCAAGTCTCGTTATGATGCCGGTCTGATGTCTCAGGAACAGTACAATGCAAGGGTCGAGGAGATGGAAGCCGAGGAAGAGGCCAGACGTGAGGAGATGGAAATCAAGCAAGCCAAGCGTTCCAAGGCTCTCAGTTTGTCACAGGCTATCATACAAACATCTTTGGCTGTGATGAAGACCTTTGCAGAATGGGGCGGATGGCCGGCGGGTGTGGCTCCTGCTGCCATTATGACGGCATTGGGCGCGGCTCAGATCGCGATGATCGCGGCGCAACCGATCGGTGCGGAGGAGGGCGGCTTCGTGAACACTCGCCGGGCTCAGGATGGGAAGGCGTTCAAGGCGCGGTTGTCTCCGGACAAGAGAGGGTTCGTCTCCTCCCCTACCGTGCTTGTGGGTGAGAACGGCGGTGAATATGTGATCCCGGCTGACGGACTGAGCAATCCGACATTGCTGCCGTTCTTGGCGACGATGGAGGAGGCTCGGAAGGCTGGAACGTTGAAGAGCCTGAACTTCGAGGCGGTCTATCCTGTGGGAGCCGCTATCGGTCGGGAAAGCGGTGGGTTTACGAATACTTCGACAGGATCAGTGACCGGAAGCGGCTCGGTGTTCGGAGGGAATGTCGCTTCGGCAAGGTCAGCGACAGATGAAAGGTTGCTGGAGGCTATCGAGCTGCTGAACAAAAGGCTCTCCGTTCCTATCAAGGCGGATGTGTCGATGCTGGGGAAGAACGGGATCATCGAGCAGACGGAGAAGTACAACAGGGCGAAACGCCGGAGTACCTACGGCAGGTAGCGAAAGTTTTTCTGCATTTTTTTCGCAAAACTCTTGGAAATTGAAAAACGAAGTTGCATATTTGTGGTGCGATACATATTGGATGGCACTCTTTAGCGGCTGATTTTGTCCCGTTATTGATTGCTGACATATTTTTTAGAGAGTTTTTGTCCTCTGTATGGTCGTCATTGGCGAAAGCCGTGACTGTACTAGCCGCAAGGCTTCCAGTATGTATCGCAGACCTATAGCAGAGGACATTTATTTACAATTAGTTATGCGATACACTAATTCAAACAACGCGGCGGCTGCCGCTGAAAGCCACAAGATCGGGGCTGACTCTTTCATCATCGAGACCAGAATTGAACTGTTCCAGATTGCGGATCGATTCTCGGAGTGGGAAAAGCAGATGTATGAGAAGAAGGAGTTGCTGATGGACGGGAGGTTCGACAATGAGATTCGGACGATGAATGCTGCGTTCTACCAGTTGGATGAGGCTCTGAGAAAGATTCTGAATGAGGAGCTGGAGTTCGACATCCTTAGGCACGGCAAGACGGTGGAGTGATTTTTGCAAGGACTTGTCTGACAATTAATTCTGAATGAGTATGAGAAAAGTTATTTTAGTTATCACTATACTGTTGGTTGGCTTCAGCGGGGATTGCTTTGGAAGAGAGCTGGCGGATCCAGACACGCTTACATTCAAGAAGACATATTCGATGCCGGGAATGAGTGAAGATGATATTTACGTTTTCACGGCTGGATGGAAAGCCCCTTGGATGGAGTTCTATGGGATTCGTGACAAGTATGGAACTGGTGGTAAATGCTATGCTTGTCGGTTCTATGGGGAGAAGTTGGATAAGGTCACAGCTAATATATTCTCTAAAGTTTATCTGGTTTTCCGGGATGGGTCTTTCGATTTGATATTCTCCGATATTTCCGCAAGCTGGAGGCACAACTATATAGATTGCTTGTCTTCACAGGATGACAGATTCAACCGCAATGTGTTTTGGCGAATGTCGTACAGTATGAAAATCCTTGACCAGATAAGGGAGCGTTCCAAGGAGTTGTTCGAGATAGTCACCGCCTCGATGGATCATTACCTTGAGGTCGGCCCGCCGGTGGAGCTGAAGAAACTCTGACAATCCCGCCGTCCCATACAGCCGCCTCAGGGCGGCTGTCTTTGTGCCAAGAAGGACACAGAACGATGTGAAAATCAGCGGAAAGTCTTGATTATTTGGTCAGAAAGTTGTTTCTTGTGTAAACACAAATGCAATACAAACGCAATACGGACAACTTATAACGTCTCCACATGTCTTTTTTTTGATTACACCGGCCGGTAGTGGAGACCCGGCCACGGCCATCGGAGAAATCCTGGGGCTTTAGTTTTTGCACAAGTATAGTTGCACGGAATGAGAAAAAAGTTTTATCTTTGTTCCGCCCAACACCCTTGATATTTGTGGCAATTGCGTGTATTATGGAGAAAAAATGGCCAATATTGAAGCATCCTCCGGTAGATGTTGCGTTATTCCAGTTGAAGTTCAACATGGGTGAATCCACCCTCGCTGATCTGATTTCAAGTGACAGCGATATACGCAAATTTCTCCCAGTCAGGCACGAAAGTGTCGCCTCGGAAGTCAATTTTCCGAACACAAAGATAACTATCGGGGTATCTCAAGTTACAGGTACATCGAGGACAAAAGTTGCCGGCTACCTGTATACGAGCGTTGACCAGAAGAGCAAAGTCGAGATAAAGGAAGGTGTCTTGACATATATCGAAGAACATCCATACGAGGGATGGGATCCATTTTTGGCTAATGTCAAGGCATTCCTCGTCTTGTTCTCGAAGGCGTTCAGCGGACACACGATGACTAGGACATCAATAAGGTTCATCAACCGCTTTGTGATTGAGGACTTCAATAACCCTATCGACTATTTCAAGACGACAATCTCCGCATCTGAACCAAATGCCGTTCCTTATCCGGTGTCTCAGTTCGCCTTCAACATGATGCTCCCCGTGAATGAGAACATATACTCAATTGTAAAACAAGAGTTCAACAAGATTTCGGACACGAACAACTACATCTTCGATATTGATGTCCTGGATCAGAGCAACCTGATTTTTGACATCGACCTGATAGCCGAAGTTCTTGCCAACCTTCGCAAAATCAAGAATGAGATATTCTTTGGGAATGTCACTGATAAACTGATTGAAATATGCAACTTGGATTAATTAGTCATACACTTAGGCCGCTTACTATAGCCGCAGGACTTGCGATGGCGAATCCGTCCGCTTATGCCGATATTGATCAGTACAGTGAGATTACATCGGTGCTTACAAGCCATAGGACGGCCAAATACATAAACTTCGCAGATAATAAAGAAGATGCCTATCAGCGGATGAAGATCCGCTTCGATGTCCTGTATGATTCCTGGAAACAAAAAACCGAGGCACTTTCTTCTGCGAAGGCAATAATCGGGCAGAAAGACTTTCAGGCAATCGTCGCGATGGGTTATGATGCCGTCCCGTTTATTGTCAATGCTATTGATGAGGAACCTTCGCCTCTTGTTTGGGCTTTGAATTTCATTTTCAACGCAAAGATTTCAAAGAATCCGAACACGACAATTACTGAAGCTTGTAAGTTATGGGTGAAGAAACTCAGATAAAGAACCTATTCCCTAAACTGAAGACAGATGCGGACTTTAAGGTTACAAGTCCCAGGACCCCGAACTATAACTGCATAGCTTGGGCTTATCATCATGACGACAGGTGGATGTGGCCGGGAGGCCAGGAACTCAAGATATGCGACGGGTTCCATTATTGGCCGGACGACGTTGAAGACAGCACAGATGTCGCCGCCTTCATCAAGGCTTTCGAGAAGACGGGATATTCTCTTTGTGACGATTGCAGTTTCGAGGAGGGCTACAGGAAAATAGCTCTTTACGTAAAGGCCGGTACAACTGAATGCACGCATGCCGCACGTCAATTATCTAACGGTAAATGGACAAGCAAACTGGGCAAGTTGAATGACATCCAGCACGGGACTCCCCACACCATTGAAGGCGACTTGTATGGGGTTGTCTATTGCATAATGAAAAGAGAACATCGATAATGTAACAAAGTACATTTGGTGAAGGCTGACGACAAGGATTATCTGGACCACGTCCGACAATCCCCGGCCATCAAGCCTTATGTGCTGAAAAAATTCAAATTAGAAGAGTAATCTTGTTGTCCTTTGTGGCCGCCTGAGGGCGGCTATTTTTGTGCCATAAATTGGGAATTTATGGTTAGGATACTGACAAAGGACTACACGGAGCTGGATCTTACGAAGGGGTTCGAGTTCCAGATCGAGATGGAGAACCCGATGCTGGACGAGGAGCATATCCCTTCAGCTTTCAGCACGCAGATCTCGTTTCCGCCGTCGCCGGTGAACAGGAAGGTGTTCGGCTACACTCCGGCGATGTTCCTGGCTCCGAACGTAAAGAGGCTGGAGGCCTCGGTGTGGATCGGCGGCGTGCCTTTCATGACCGGCACGCTGGTGTACGACGGCATCGAGGACGGGTGTCTGATGTACACGTTCACGGAGAAAGTGGTGGAACTGGAGGGGAAGATCTGGGAGAAGAGCATTCTGGAGTTTGACACGGGCTCCATCCCAAGCACCCTCTCGAAGTTTTCTACGCCGCTGCTTATCAACAAGACACATGTTGCAATACAGCCATATTCGGTGATCAGTAGAATTCCCGTGTCAGGTGAGCCAGGTTCAGCAGGCACTACCACAGGGCAACTAACTGAAGACGATTACCTCTACAGGAAGAAGTATTACAATTATTACAATGCGTCAGAGAGTTTTACCTATAATACCTTCATTCCGGCTATTCCATTGAGGGTCATCCTGGCAGGATGCTCGGTAAATGTTCCTAACGACATGCTACTCCGGAACGGATGGGCTGAACTATCCATTCTTGGTAGATACCACGAATTTTTGTTTGATGACGTGGTGAAGCCAAACAGGTGGCGTGACGTGGCGACATCGGGAACAAGGCCACCGTCAACCGGAAAGCCCACAAGGCGAGGATCTTCTACTCCAGGAAACAATAAGATCACTGATTTGGCCTCGTTCCTTCCGGACCTCTCTTTCGCTGAGTTGATTAAAGGTCTTTGTTCGATGTTCTGTTCGACCATATTCAACGACGGCGGAAAAGTTAGAATGATAGAGAATAAAGATGTTCTTGGCTATCCTGTCGAGGATTGGGAAGAAAAAATAGAGGACGATTACTCTTCTTCGGAAGAGAAAGCCGTATCTTATAAGTTCGGCTATGGCGACGATGGAATCTCCTATGACACTACAAAGCTAACCCAAAATATGGAAGACGGTCGAGTAGAAAGAATCCAAGAGGGCAATGTGGACGGCATACTGGCGCACTTTTCGTCAAGTGAGGATTATTCGGTGGTCTTCGACGAGGCTACTGGTGATGTCTATTCTGGCCGCAAATATGACGGAGTCGTAAGGAGACAATATAACCCAAACAATGGCGTGATCGTTCCTGTAACGGAAATAGCGTATGAATGCGACTTGCTTTACAAAGGGGCAAAGCCTGTGGAAAACCATGTGGAAGGCGCAGACACATTTGACAATAGCACCGAATTTATGACAGCGGGCTGCGTGCCGGAAAAATTATTCATTTCCGACACAACTTTTCCACGGAGCATGGCGGCTATAATTGAACCGAACGATGTTGGAAAAGAGCGTGACAACAAGGTCTACATAGGGGTGTCATTTGAGGATCAGTTTTTCAGCAATGGCATATTCGCCCCTATCTCAAAGGCAGACTTTCAGTTTGTTGGAACCGAAGACCTTACTCCCGGCGGTCTCTGGGAAGAATATCACAAGGCATTCGCCCAGTGGCTGGGAAAGACGAGGCAGAGGGTGGCCGTGGACGTGAACCTCACGCCTGTCGAGCTGCACAACTTCAGGCTGTACAGACCTGTGTACTTCAGGGGGAGGAAATGGATCGTGGCGAAGCTCTCGGTGACGGTTGCGGCGGGTTCGGACAGGGTCTCCACCAGAGGCGAGTTCATCGAAATCTGATGTCCTTTCCCAAGGATGTTACATGTGGTAAATTTGTCATAGACAAGGGGCTCTACGCCCCGGATAACAGAAGTAATGGAATTTACAGGTAACATACAGTTCGCGGACGAAAGCTCCTGGCTGACGCTGACAACGGAATCGGATGACACGGTGACGATCTCCGTCAGGCTCAACACCTTTGTCCCCAACCAGGAGGTCATGAGTTTTGAGGTGACTCCAAACTCTGGCATAGTACGGTTGCCGGCGGGGGAAATACTCAGGGTTCTGAAAGGCAACGGCGTCGGGATGATTACAGGAGTATTCGCAGCCACGCAAGGCACGTCGTCTTGCTCGTACAGTTTCAGTGTGCTGCCTTGCCGGAAGTTCGCCTACAAGTCGCTTGCCGCGACCATATTCACGACAAGGCCGGAAAGATCTCCTGTTTATGTCGGAGCCGAAGAGAGACTCTGGTTCTACAGGATGGCGGGCGATGTCTCCACCTATGTCAGATTTAACTATCTTGCCGGAGGCTCATCCAGCAACTACGAGCTCAGTCCCGCGTATAGCATTAATCTGAAATATTATGACCTTGACATTTCCGCTGACACGATGCTGGCGACCGCTTCCGCAAAGGGACTGGACGTCTCAAACATAGTGTCCTATGATGTTTGGATAGAATGTTCCGGAAGCAAGTCAACGGTTTATTCTTTCGACATCAAGAGGATGCGGTTGCCGCTGAAGACGTACAAGTTCCTTGGGCGGCGCGGAACGTATGAATATATTCATGCGACAGGTAATTTCAGCCGCTCGATAGAGTCGGAGACTCAGGTGTTCGTGACTTCAGGGATAGAGCAGGAGCTGGAGAATGACTATTCGAAGACCTTCGAGCAGAACTCAGGACACATCGAGAGCGTCGGGATGAACGGGTACTGGCTTGAGTTCCTTGCCGCAAAGAAGAGGTACATCATCGAGAAGAATGGTGAGGGACGGGAGATCATCGTGGACGAGTTCAAGACTTCGCTGACGGATCGATCCGTCGGAAGCCTGACGTTCAGGTGGCATTACGCAAACCCTAACAACACTGTTATTGACAAAGTGGACATCGACATCACAGGACTTGGCATCCTCGGGCCGTCCACCGTGAACGACGTAAGCAACACGGCGCAGTTCCAGGTGACATATTCACCGTCGAACACGACACAGCGGAGCATAACCTGGAGTGTGGTGAGCGGTTCGGACTATGCGTCCATCGATGGTAACGGGAAGCTTACGGTAAAGAGCAACGCAAAGGGAAACGAGGTCAAGGTCAGGGCGACAAGTACAGACAAACCAAACATCTACGCCGAGAAGTCAGTGAACGTCACCTATTTTTCGGCTGACGTCAGCATCAGCTTCCAGAAAGACAGCATAGAGGTCGAGGCAAAGGCCGGCACCGTGACAAACACGTTCACCACGACAGGACTCGCCAACCTTCGGGTGTCAGCCTCCGGAGGGATGACCATAACCACGGGGCCGTCGATCACCGGTTACCTCATCGGGTTTGCCTATGCGGAGAACACCGGCGACTCGGCGAGAAAGGCCACGGTCACCCTGACTGGAGACAGAACGGACGGCAAGGGGACCTTCTCGAAGTCGTATACGGTCTTACAGAAAGCGGCAACGGCTTCGGCCGAAGACCCATCGTGGGATCTACCGTCTTCATACCTCGGAGAATATCTGACCTTGAATCCTGCCGGCGGCACCTTTGACATAAACATAAGCGATCCGGCGCGAGCAGGCTGGAGGGTAGTGTTCGATAGTCCCCTGACGTTAGAGTCAGGCTCTGCGACAGGAATCGGCCAAGGGGAACTGTCGATCAGATACCCGGCCAACGACACCGGTTCTTCGCGCAGTTTCGAACTTCAACTCAAAAGCGGCGTGAGTTATTTAACAAGATGTGTCGCCAAACAAGCAGCCAAGGCGGAGACTCCGAAAGCCGACCCGTCCTGGAATTTGCCTTCAACCTGGATCATCAACGCCGACGGAAGCAATGCTCCATCTATCCAGGTCGCCGACAACGACAATGTTGGCTGGAGGTTAGTCCTGCCGGATTGGATCCAGACGGAGGGCGGCATGACGGAGGGGACCGGCACGTTCTCCCTGATGACGGCGGCGGAAGGCAACGACGGTTCGGAAAGAACCGCGGAACTGCGGCTCGTCAGCACTGACGGCAACACAACCTACGCCGTATGCAGCGTGACACAGAAAGCGGCGGCGGCGCAGGAACCGTCCATCACATTTTCCATGAACAGTGCCACGGTTAAGGCCACTCTCACTGTATTGACGAATCCGATGTCCTACCAAAACCTTACAGGTTTGAACGCGGCGGTGTCCGGGGAGCTTTCGGAGGCCGCGGCCACCATCGAATCCGCCGCGGTTAAGGTTACTTTCGCACAAAATACCACTTCCTCCAACCGAGTCGGGACAATCACGGTAACAGGAACCAGAACGGACGGCAAGGGAACATATTCGAAGTCGTTCACGATTGAGCAGTCGGCGGCAAGGGCCGCCACCTGGTCCCTTCCGGCGACGCAAGCATTTGAGGCTGGTAGCGACGGAACGATTTTCACGATAACAGACAAAGACAGAGTCGGCTGGAGGTTGCATCTTCCGGACTGGTGCCTTGTCAGCGACGGGATCACCGAGGGATCCGGAGACCGCGACACCGACCTGGTGGCAAGGGCAAATGACACCGGCTCTTCAAGAACCGGCACTGTACAATTGGTAAGCGCTGATGGGAATACCGTCTATGCTACTTGTACCGTAACGCAGGAGGCAGATACTTCCATGAATTTCGCCACCGCGCTGACGCTCGACCCCTCGGAGGAACGATAACCAAGAACTCAAGCATTAGATATTAATGAATATAAATTGCGCATACAACGAAAAAAACGACATTTTCCATGTCGTCAGGGGGAATGATTTCCCTATCAGGATCTGCCTTTGGTCGAAAGGACTGACGTTCGGCCAAGACAGAGCCTACGAATTGGAGGACTGCTCCGAAATAATGGCGAAGGTGGTAGGTTCCGACAGGAAAGTCGCCGTCAAAGCACGGTTTGTCACGACCAACGAGATCAGAGGACTCGTTGAAACCGGCTCTCTCCCGATAGGCGACTATGGGGTGGAAGTCGTTTTCGTCAATGGCTCCGGCATCAAGAAGAGGATACTTCAGCACGGAGTCATAAGGGTTGCCTCATGCAACGATGCTTCCGGGGTTCAGGAAGACAGTTGTATTGTCAATCTCTATGTGGATAAAGAGACATCGGGCGGTGGAGATGTCCCTGATCCCACACCAGGTGAATCCTGCAAGCCTGACTCCGAACTTTCTGAGACCAGTGAGAATTGCGTGCAGAACAGAGTCGTGACAGGAGCCATAAGGGAGCTACAGGACTACTGCTTCCCGACTTTACTTGAGGCTTCCATCTCGCCGTCTTCGGCAGAATGGACAGGTAACTCAGTAGAGGTCAGTGTATCTTTCAGGGTTCTCAGAAACTCTAAGCCAGTAGTAGCTGACACTGTTCAGATCCAGTTCAACGGCGAGACTAAGACCCTGGAGAATGTAGCTGAGGGCTCAGAAAAATTCACTCTCTCTACTCTGGGCTACAAATCTGGCTCAGTCACTGCTAAGAAGGGCAGTACTACCATAAAGAACTCACCATGGTCTATCAGTGCTAACCTTTATCTCCCAGTATACTATGGATTCTCTAAGGCCACCGCAGGAAATGAGTTGACTATCACTTCACTGACTAAGGGAGGCTCTTCTCTCAATGGTACCAAGACTCTCACCAACGATGATGCTACTAAGTACCTGTGGCTCTGCGTTCCTAACACCATGTCAATCAACAAGGTTACATCTAGTGGTTTCGATGTTCCGTTCTTGGCTCCAGTAGAGGCTTCTACTCCACTGGGAACCTACAAGTGCTATCGAACTAAGGATCTTCCTGGTGCTGGCTCTATGACAATTGTTATCTCTTAAAACTTAGAATATCATGGCAGATTATATCAAGATCTATGGCGAACTAAGACGACCATTAGAGGGCCAATATGTCACAGACTCAGATCAGATAAAGCACAAAAATGAGACCGTAAAAGAGGTTCTCGATAGACTCGACGGGGTCGCCTATATAGATGTCCCAGAGCTCAAGGACGATTACATTGTTCAGGCAAGCGCATCTCACAAAGAGACTGTCTATACTATCGAAGTGGGAGCAACCATTCATGCTATCGTGGGTGACTCCACCATTAAATGGATGAACGGAGAGGCTCCTGTCACTCAAGCTGATCGCATATATGTGGTCTCAGTGATCGGGTCTCTGGCTGTCTGGGGAGAATTTCCAAAAGCCTAAGCTATGAGTGTATTTAGAGCTCTGATGATGCATAAGCATCAGCCTCTGAGTGAGTTCATCAAACTTGTTCCAGAGAACTTAGAATTCCCGGACCCAGAGAGCAGTAAAGATCTAACCATAGAGTCTAATGCTCCATGGACTCTTGGAGTCAAATACAACGACTAAACACCTAATAAAGGCTAATTTATTAACTTTCTAAAACCATTAAAAGTATGGCAAAACCAAGTTGGATTAAACTGGGCAAGAGCTCAGGTTCCATGAGCGATTCCACAACTGTTACCGCCAGTGAGTACACGGGGCGTCAGCAGAGAGGTGGAACAATCACTGCTAAAACAACTGGAGGTGCAACCGACACTACTTCAGTTTCTCAGGCCGGTAAGGCTGAGTTCATTAATGTGCCGACCAAGACTTACAATGCCGCTGCAAAGGGTAGCAACTCTGACGGTTCTGACACCATTCAGATCACTGGTACCGCAAATACGGCAAACATCAAGGTGGCCGAGACTACTGGCAAGATTATCCCTGGGGCAGCCTACAAGATCCAAGTCAACGCAGTCAACGATGATTCTTGGGATGGAAAGACTGACACGGGCATTGATGACGATCCGGGTAAGGATGCTCAGTTCACTTTCACTATCGACGTCAAGATCCCAGAGAACAAGACTGAAGCTGCCAGAACATTGGAGATCAAGCTTCAGAATGGTAACGGCGATGTTGTCACTGATGCTATCGCCATCATTCAGGCCAAGGGTGTCAAGTCTTATGGTGCTGTTACCCTCACCGTGGGTACTTATCAGCAAATCCCTGCTGCCGGTGGTACCGTTGATGCCCCTTCTGTTTCCTTCTCCCAGCCTTGGGGATGGAACGGTGTTACCTCGGGGGGTGGCACCATTACTACCGGTGGCACTGTTGCTTATGCAACTAAGACCGGATGGCCTTCATCTCTTACCCTTGCCACAGCTACGGGTCAGGTATCTGCGGAATCTCGTACAACCGTGGTTGGAGACGTGATTTCAGGCACTGTAACTATCACTCTCAATGCTAATGGCAAGTCTGCTTCCAAAGAGGTTTCAGTTAGTCAGCAAGCCAATTCCGTTACTTATGCAGTTACGGATGTGACACTGGCTGCTCCAGCTGACATCCCAGCTTCCGGAGGTTCAGTATCTTCTACTACGGTTACAGCCAAGGGTTCACAGACTTACACCTCGGGTTCAGTCACCAGTGATGTTGCCCTCACCAACGGCTCTGATGATTGTACCATCACCTTTAGTGAGGGAGTTTCAGCTGCTTCACTTGGTACAACTGTTACCAACAGAACTAAGAAGGGCACTCTCACTGCTACGGTTACTTGGAAGACTACAGCTACCAAGTCCGCTTCTGTAGATGTATATCAGGCAGCCAACACCGCTACTTACGGTGACATCACCTTTGACTCTGCCGTTGCCACAGAGGTTTCACTCAAGGCTGACGGTACCCAAAGCCGCAACATGACCGACAACTCCAATGTTGGAGCCAAGCAGACTGTCACCTATACTTCGGGCGCCACCAGAACAGAGGCTAGCGCCACTGCTGCGGTTGTCTTCGATCTCAGTCCAAAGGTCAAGACCGCCGCAACTGGGTTTGCTCTCTCTTCTGACGGCATCGTCTCTGTTGGAGCCAATCCTACTACTGAGCCTCGTGGAGGCTTCGTTGTGACGGTTACTGTCACCGGCGAGGGCGACAAGACTGCCACCAGAGACTTCACGTTTAGTCAGCAGGGGTCTTCTTCCTACATCAACCTCACTCCAGAGAGCCTCACCTTTGTGGCTGCCGGAGAATCCAAGGAGCTCACTATAGAGTCAAACGACAGCTGGACTCTTGAATAAGACTGTCATAAGGTGGGAGGGGGCAAAACCCCTCTCATCTTCTAATTTATTCTAAAAAAACAGAATCATCATGGCAAAACCAAGTTGGATCACTGTAGTATCCGGGTCTACAGGAAGTGGCTCAGGGACAAGATCACTAAAAGCAAGCTCCCATACTGGAAGGTCAAGCAGATCAGGCTCTATCAAAGGAGTTACCTCTGGTGGCGCCTCTGATTCTGTAGTTCTCTCACAGGTTGGAGCTGGTGAGTTTATCAGGGTAGACAAGACTTTCTATTTTGTTGCAGCTCTGGGTGGCACCGTGAAAATCACTGGCACCAGCAACTCACCATCTCTGAAGCTGACTAATCTCACCAGACCATCTTTACTTTCAAATTTCACCCTTAAAGTAAACGGGACGGCCTATTCCTGGGACGGAAACGTCTCTCATCAGATATCGGGTGATCCTGGGGCATCTAGCTCTTACACTTTTGAGATCTCCTTTGACGTGGCGGAGAATCAGACAGAGAACTCCAGGGACATCACTTTCAGGCTCCGCGATTCGGGTGATCCTGGGGTATCTTCTAAAACCATCACTATTACCCAAACAGAAGGTGAGAAGACCTACGGCACCGCAAGTGTCAATATGAGATATTCTAATTGGGATATAGGCGCAGAAGGAGGTGTTGCCACCCCTTCTTACGAATTTTCAATCCCTTGGGGATGGAATGGCAAAACATCTGGTGGTGGAACTCTTACCCAATCTAATTCTTCTCATTCTGTAAAATATACCTATTATACTGATCCTCCTGGTTCTCCTTATAACTGGACTTTAGACGAGCATACAGGAGAGCTAGTTATGGATTCTCTGGGAAAAAACATCACTGATTCTTATAAGTCAGCCCGTATTAAGATAACCATTATCGTTAATGGTCAGACCTTAACTCATACCGATTTTGTAAGACAGGATCCCAATAAGGTCACCTATACTTTAAGCTCTGCTTCTGTTTCATTAGACGATATCCCAGCATCGGGTGGCTCAGCTGACTCACCAAGCTTTATCTCAGCTTCAGGCAAGATTGATTATTCTTCTGGAGAATCCGATACTCCTTCTATAACATCTTCGGATGTTATCATTACGTTGTCTAAAACGGTAAACGGCTCGAATCTTGGTTCAACTGTTAAGGCCAGGACTAAACTCGATACGGTTACAGCCACTATAACATGGAATGGCTCTAAAGTAACCCAAAGTATTGATGTGTACCAACAGGCCAATCAAGTAACCTATTCATCAGTTAATGCCATATCTTCTACTGTAATTATTCCAAAGACGGGTGGGGATGTAGATATAGCCGCTAAGGTTTCCCCGAACCAGACTGCTACCTATACCTCAGGTGACACTAGAACTATAACTGATTTTACCTATGAGTTTACATCAGTACCAAGTTTGGTAACCATTGATGAGCTTAATCTCAAGGCCACCGTTGGTAAGAACATCACGGGCCTAAGCAGAGATGATACTATTGAAATGAAGATAACGGGCGAGGGGAACAAGTCAACTACAGCATCAATATCCTACCATCAGGAGTCTCTAGTTATACCTTCTTGGGATGTTCCTGCTACATTCCGCTTTGACAGCAATGGTCAGAGTGATCTATCCGCCTCAGGTCTTGACTTGAATATCTCTGATCCAGATAATGTTGGTTGGATTATCGAGGGTCCTTCTTACGTTGGCAACAGTTTAGTAAGTGGCGACCCGCTACCAATAAGTGGTACCGGAAATAAGAGCTTGTCTCTGGCACCTGATGTTAACACTTCTTCAGAGAGAACCTTTGATCTCGTTCTTAAAGCTTCTACTGGAGCTGTAATTGCTACTTGCAATTGCACCCAGGATGCTTCAGAGTCTGAGAATACCGTTGCAATGAAGATTGCAATATCAAATGCTGATCAAGTGTTAGATGTAGCGGATCATAATCCAGAAGTATGTATTAATACCAATGGCTTGACTGTAACGGATGGTTTGTCTTTGGGAACAATTGTATCAATGGATTCACAGTACATATACATTGATATTCCAGAGTCTAATATTGCTGAATTATACAACAAGTTGCAGGTTGACTGGAAATATAATCAGTTCTTATATGTTCATATATTAAACGGGTCCACTAATCCTGATACTGTTTATAATAATGAAACGTCTGAACATACAGACTTTTATAACAATGAGAACTTCTTGTTATGTGAAATTGCAAAAGTTCAAGCAGATCTCTTTACCAAAGTTGAGAATGTCGTTACTTCTCATGGTTCAATTATACTTGAATCTGATTGTATTATTGAAGAATATCAAACTAGATATCATGCAGTCATTAAAACAGATGAATCTTGGGTTTCCAAGGTATCATCACAATTCTCTAGTGAAAAGTTCGGTCTTGTTTGGTTAATGAACAGGGATAACAACACTATTTACTTGCCTATATTTCCTTATGTAACGGGTGTAGATGCAGGTGGATCAGTACCAAAACTTAGGATGGATGTATACAGGTGCATTCCAATGCCGCTCTCAGTTTTTAAATTAAATAATCTAGCCTTTGTTACTGATTTTGCCGCCACAGAATCTACCCAGGTTGGTATTGTGTCAATTTCAGAGATCAAAACAGGTAATTTAAGTTTATCAAATTTGCCTACCTTTGTTTTGTCAGAAACCTATTTTGGAACAGAAGTTCCTGGATTTGATTCGTCTGTCGTGCTTGAGATGCAAAATCCATCTGTGTTAGATTTAAGTAATCATGTATCTACTGCTTTCAAGGGCGATATAATTATCACCTTAAATTGTGATGATTTGTTCCTTGATATATCATAGTTTATGAAAATAAAAGAAGATTGCCAGAATTTATATGTACCTTATAATCTGATATGATTGTAATTACACCAAAACAAAGACATGATCATCGACATAAATAGTTTAACCATGATGGACAGTTACTACGCCCACATCCTCTCGGACGAGGCTTCCGCGGGGAGTGTCGTGGCCGGCACGAGCTTATCGGCCACACTATTGCTGTTCTTCCAACAATCTTTCGTGCGGATGCTGCCATATCTCGTCATAGCCGCCGTGGTCATCCTGATCGACCTCGTGTTCGGCATCCGAGCCGCCCGGAGCAAGGGCGACCGGATCAGGATAAGCCGGGCGATACGCCGCACGGTCGGCAAGGCAGTGGAGTACTTCTGCTGGTCGGTGCTGGCCTCCAGCCTCGCCGTGGCGACGGGCTACACGGTTATAGAGACCGGGCTGATGCTTGTCGTCATAGGCGTGGAGCTGATCTCCATCGCCCAGAACTGGTACTTCTGTCGGTTCGGACGTCAGGCAAAGGTAAAGGTGGACGCCGCCAAGGTCATCGAGGCCGTGGTGCAAGCAAAGACCGGGGCGAACATCGAGGGGGCTGTCAGCATTGAGAAAGGAGGCGGAGCCGTAAAGGGGGTAAAGGATGATGGGAACAATCAGTAAGGATTTCAGTTACAGAGAGTTCGAGACCTCGCCGACGGCGGAGCGCAAGGGCATCTGCAACGTGATCACATCGTTCGATGTGTGTGACGCGGTGAAGGAGCTGACGGAAAGGGTTCTCCAGCCTCTGCGTGACATTGTCAGGAGGCCGCTGCGGATAAACAGCGGCTACCGATGCCCGGAGCTCAACAAAGCGGTGGGAGGAGTCCCGACCTCGCAGCACGTCAAGGGCGAGGCGGCCGACATCGCGGCGGAAGACCCCCACGCGCTGGCTAAGGTTGTCAGGGACACGCCGGAGATCTGGAGGGAGGTGGATCAGATGATCCTCTATCCGTCATTCGTACACATCAGTCACCGCAAGGGAGGGCCGCAACGGGGACAGCTGCTCTATAATAGACGATACAAGGGAGAAAGGTTCTAATACTCAAAGAATATGAAAGATTTTATTAAAGTATTACTTTACATCTGGCAGTTGCCGCAGAACTTGCTGGGATTGCTGCTGTTCCGGTGGTACGGACACGACGATGCAATCAGGGGCGAACACCGCGGAGCAAAGGTGCTATATTCCCAAAAGATGAGAGGCGGGATCAGTCTCGGAAAGAGGATAATCCTGCCTCTGAAGTATGCCGGGCTGTCAAACTCCTATGTGCGTCTGACACTCGACCACGAGTGGGGGCATACGAGGCAGTCGCTTTATCTCGGATGGTTGTATTTGCCTATCATTGGTATTCCGTCAATTACTTGGGCTTGGCTGCATTCTTCATTCAAGAGCTTTGGCACCATCAGCTATTACTCGTTTTTCACGGAGCGTTGGGCTGACAGGCTCGGAGGCGTGAGGCGATGAAGCCGGGGTGGATCCTTCTGCTTGTCGCCGCGCTGGTGGCGGCTGTCTCCGTCCTGAGCTGGAGGCTGGGCTACCGCTCGGCGGTCGCCGAGTCCATCGAGACACCCAAGGCAGATACGCTGATCGTAAGGGACACCGTCACCGTGGAGTACCCCGTCCCCATCCTAACCACCATCACTGACACACTCCTTGTCGCCTATCCCGACATCGTGATCATACACGACACCACCTTCGTCCAGCTCCCCAAAGAGCGGAAGGAATATTCCGGCAAGGACTATCGTGCGATAGTGTCCGGCTACCAGCCAAGCCTCGACCTGATTCAGGTCTTTCCGGAAACGAAGGTCGTGACCCGGACCATTTCCGTCCCGTCACGAAAAAGATCTCATTTTGCCCTATCCCTTCAGGCCGGTTACGGCATAACCTTCCAAGACAACCGCATCACCCCTCTACCCTACATCGGCGCTGGTCTCTCCTACAGCCTTGTCGAGTGGTAGTAACGTGAACAAATGGTTAGAAATAGGACTCGTGGTGACGGATGGACTCGTTGGCGGTGCGGGTCTCCAGAGGGGTGTAGAGGTCGGTCATCTGGAGTGAGTGATGACGGGCTTGGTCACGAACAGAAAGGAGATCGGTGCGGGCCTTGATCAGATCCGTTATGCCGGTGTCCTTGAGGCTGTAGAACTTGTACTCGGAAGGGAGCCTCAGATCCTTCTTCAGATGGTAGGTCCAGAAGTCTCCGAAATGCTTAGCCGGATGGTGTGCAGGTCCAGGACGAAAGCCGGAACTAAAAAGATACCAGTCAGCGGGGTTTGACAGCACATCAAGGTCGAGCATCAGTTTGAGAACACAATCAGGAAGGGTTACCACGGCATCCTTCCGGTTCTTTGAATATTCGGCCCTGACGGAAATGGTGCCTCCCTTTACCGAAATGTCACCGATCCTGATGTGGCTCATCTCCTTCGGGCGTATGAAGCAATAATAGAGAACATAGCAAGCCAAAAGATAGTGGCGGTTGCGGTCGCTGCAATATTCACGGATGGCAAGCATCGTCTCCTTCGGGATGACGGTGCGGTTCTTTGCACATTTGCGCCTGCCCTGGACGGCAGTAAGATTCGCCGTGAAGTCCTCGCTGATGTAGTTCTTCTCCATAAGCCATCCGGCAAAGCTGCGAAGCCAAGAGAGGTAATTGTCTCTGGTTCTGGCAGCCTTCCCGCAATCAAGCCATAGCCAGTCGAGAAACTTCGAGACAACTGATGACTTTAATTGATAGACATAGCACACCGGTTTGTGTTGTTCGCTGTTCCAGCCACGGAACACGTTCAGGAACGAAGTGTAGCCATTGTAGGTCTTGACGCGCATGATGTCCGATTCCGTCAACTTGTACAGATAGCGGTAGTATTTCTCACAGACATCATCAAAAAGAGTGTATTCCTCCGGATTGTTCAGGGACAGGTAGGGATTCCATCCTTGCGAGAGCTGGTCGTTGATGTTGATGACCATGTCGTTGGCGTACCTTCTGCGGGCGGTCACGCCTTTTATCTTAGGCACAGACACCCTCTTTCTTCTCATGCGACCGGTTTCCGGATCGAGGCAATAGAATTCAACATACCAACGCTTTCCTTCGGCGACCTTTGCCGGAATAAAGCCATTCGTCGTGCGGAGACTTGAAGACATTTTTTTTGTTGGGGAAATTTTTGAACTCCCCAACAAAGGTTTGACAGGAACCGGCTCAGACAGCGAATTTTTTTGGCGCAAATCTGGCGCAGCATTTTTAACAATTTTGCCGCAATTCCTTGATTTACAAGAAGTTGCGGCAAATTCGTAGCGGGGGAAGGAC